TTCGTCGGATGATGACGGTGACGAAGATTATTAGTATGCCTCCAGAATCGAAACGATGCCCACGATGCGGGGAGACAAAATCCTCGTCGGAATTTTATTTGCTCAAATCGGGCCATCTGGCCACTTCTTGTAAGAGTTGCGGGAGGATGTTGGCTAGTCGTTGGTATAAAAACAATAGTGTTAGGGCCATGGCCGCTACCCGAGAGTGGGTTAAACGAAATCCGGAACGAAGAAAAGAGATAGCTAACAAAAGCGCAAAAAAGAATTACGATTCGAATCCGGCCCTTGCCTTATCTAAAATACGCGCATGGCAGCGGAGTAATAGGGATATTAAGAATCGGTTAAAAAGAGCATGGCAACTGAAACAATCCCGAACGAATCCCGCCTTTCGAATCGAGAGAAATTTAAGATCGCGAATATGGGCCGCGCTAAAAGGGGGTATAAAATCCTACGGAACGCGAATTTTATTGGGGTGCTCTACGGAGACCTTAAAGCAACACTTGGAGACCAAATTTGTGCCGGGTATGTCGTGGGAGAACTATGGACAAGTATGGCACATGGACCATATTAAACCGGTAGCACTATTCGATTTGACTTCCCCCGAACAACAAAAAGAATGTTTTCATTATACCAACTTACAGCCCCTGTTCGCGGAAGATAATATTCGGAAAGGATCAAAATATGTTCCGAGTAATTGACGTGGCCGACGAAGCCCGGAAGATCATCGGCATATGCGATGACCAGAAATTGTTTCGATGGCTGGGCGACGCGTTGTCATTGGTCGTTAATAAGATCGATACCGAAAATTACAAAGGCTTCATCGACATATGCAGTCAGGGGTGCTCGTGTTCGGAGGGATCGACGTGCAATAATCCTGCCGGGTGCGGTCGGAGGTGCATCGCTCTTCCAAGAGAGGTAGAGACAGTAATAGCGGTGAATATCGGCGGGCAACCAGTCCTTGGCCGAGATCAACTTTTTTCATTTCACCTAAATGGCCCCGGGGATTGTCGGACGATTTGCGAGTGGGCGTGGTCGGACAAGGGCGGGTTTCATTGCACCTATAAAGATTTAATTCATCCGGCGAAACTGGTCGCGTATAGTCAGTTTTCGATAGATAACGGCAAGACGCTTACTGTCTTTGGGTATGATGAGTCGGGAAACGTGCTTCGCCGAGTGGAAAATGGTAAATACATCAACGGGTGGAATGTGCCGATTATATACGGTATATCGGTGCCCGGTGAGGGTGCCCCAACAATAGCCCGTATTACTGGTCTTTACAAAGACCCGACAGCGGGGAGTATCCGGTTGTCCACCATCGATGACTCGGGGACTACCGGCACTTTACTTTCTATATTGGAACCCGACGAAACTTTACCCGCCTACCGGCGAATTCAGCTAAACCGAAGCTGTAATTGGGTGAGAATAGCTTACCGAAAGAACAGCCCTAATTTCAATTCTATGTTCGATCACGTTCCGATGTCGAGTCGAATAGCTTTTCTCATGGCAGTGACTGCGAGAAAAATGTATGGGGATTTGCAAATCGCGGAAGCCCATTCTTTCGAAGCAGACGCGTCGAGAATGGAATTGGAAGCCCAGCAAATGAAAGAAGCTCCGTTGTATCACCCGGTTCAGGTCATCGACCAATCCAATCCGCGTGACAAATACGACTGGGACATCCGCTAGTGTTTAAACATGCCCACCGTAGCAGATAGACTCGTAGACTGGGACGGAACCTTCTTTAAAGGCATGGCGTCCCATATAGACCCTAGTCAACTGCCCCTAGGGTATTATTGGGAAGGAATCAACACTCTCAATCTTGGAGGATCAATCTCTTGCCGTCCCGGCTATAGGTGCCTCATTACTTTCCCAAAAGGAAATCTTCAAGGCTCGGCAATTTTCCGTCCGCAGATCGGGAATGAGCAAATGATGGTTGCCGTTGATGGCGTAATATATGTCGCAGAATGGCCGTTTCTCGAATTTCGGCAACTCCCGAACGTTCAATTTTCGCCATACGCTCAACAGATTTTTTGGGAGCTTACGACTCAATCGGCACGCCGGACTTCTACCGATTTTTCTTCTGCAATCGAAGTGATTCCCCCGCGTGTCGTTATGTTCATGCAAGACGGCGGCACACCCGCGCCAGCGTGCTATGACGGCTCTCAATCCGGGCATATCCGCGATAACAGTTTTGAGACCCCGGCAGGCGGGCCGATGAAATGGGTCGGGGACCGACTCTGGGTTGGCAAAACGAATCAGGTCTTTGCATCCGACATCGGTAATCCGTTCAGTTTTCGAGAGCAGAATTATCTCGGAAGTAATACATCGTTTTACTTCGTCGGCGACGTTACCGCGATGGTGAAGACCCCGAGTATTGAATCGCCGCAACTCATGGTTTTCACCGATAGCAACGGTTCAATTTTGCAGGCGAATATTCGAGATAGGTCCCTCTGGACGACCACGGATAATTTTCAAATGGAAGTCGTCCAAATCGGATGTCCGAGTTACAAGGGCGTAATTTCCCACTACGGGCGTATCGTGTGGATGGCGAACCAAGGAATGATCTTTTTCGATCCAGCAACCGCCGGAAAGATTACCTCCCGGCTTCCGGTTCGAGACAATGAAATGCTCGTGAGCAAAATCAAGCTCAATGAAGACCTCAGTGGGGTATCCATCGGTGCCTTCGGACAATTTTTATGCGTTTCCGTTCCGGCAGAGGATTTGTTCAACAAACATACTTGGGTTCTCAATCACGCGAGCTTGCAAACTCTCGATGATGATTCCGGCCCGTCGTGGGCAGGATATTGGCTCGGCACCCGTCCGGTGCAGTGGACTTTCGGAGACATAGTCGGCACGGAACGAATTTTTCACGTTAGCGCGGACGCTGACGGAAATAACCGGCTCTGGGAAGCCTTCATCCCAGATCGACTCGATAATGGGTGTCCGATTACGTGGGCTTTTTCTACCCGGGGATACTTCGGTCAGACTACGCAGGCGAGAAAAGCGCCCGGATCGCGGTGCCGTCTCGCGTGGGCAGATGTTGCCCTCGTCGGCATTGAGGAAGACTTGAACCTCGGGATATTTTATGCCCCGGGGGTTCGCGGAGCTTTCATTCCGATACTCAACAAAAAAATCGAGGTTGAAAAGGGAAGCATTTCTTTCGACCAAGAAATTAACGCGACGAGTGAGTTATTTGCCTTCAAAGCGCAATCTCGGGTTGCCCGGACGCAGGATGCAAATCAAATGAGTCTCACGAATGAAACCGGTTCTTGCGGAATTGAAAGAGAAGATAATGAAAACATTGATGAAAGCTTCCAACTCCTTGTCGTTGGCCACGGCCCGGCAACCGTTCGATGGATTCGACCCTTCGCTTTTTCAGTGTCCGAAGATTATTCCGGGGAACCGGAAGCTTGCGTCGATGAAATTCCTTTCAACACTGTGCGTTTCGACGGCTCCGGAGTCAGAGACGCCGACCTCGGAATCGCGACGAGTGAACTCGCATTGAAGGCCCTCGCGTATTACACGGCAAACAAGACTGTCATCGTAGAGCAAGGAGGGTTAAGTGCCGTCGGTGTCGGGTTCGCGGAGAGTATCGTTTCTCAGAGTGCCGCGGAACGAGTCGCAGAGATCATCGCCGTCAAACAAGCGGAAATGGAACTCAAACGGGATTTGCCTCCCACCATCTCCGCAGGAGAAGGATTCGGAACTTGAAAATAGTCATCGATCCTCTTTTTCTCCGTCGCCCGAAGATTAATTATATTTCTCCGGCGGTATGCGAAGCCGTTTTCTCGGGGACCGGTTCACCAATTATCATCCTCAGTGACATCAGCAAACTTCCCGGACCAACGGGTCTCGCCTTCGGGGGAGTGGGTAGCCGCCGGTTCACTTGGAATCGATACCCGGGAGCGTTGTGTTACAACGTGTATACGGCAGTGTTCAACGTTCACGATATTTTTTCATGTCAGCAATTAGTGAGCGAAAGTTCCACGGTGAGTTATCAGATCATCGCGGAATGTATCGTCGATCCAGTTTTCGTCATTCCGAGTGCTGGATGTTACCGCGTCTCCGCGATTACTCCAGACGGGGAATCGGATTTGAGTGACCCAGCGTGTGTTTGCGACTTTACCCCGCCGACGATTACGGTCTGCAATGATGAACAAACGGCGACTTGCACACCTCCGCAAGTCGGCCCTCCGGTTACGATTGCCGCGGGAACATTTTGTGTGGATACCGTTCCCGAGGATGAAGATGATGCGAAAGCGCAGATGAATGCACAAGCGATGCAGCAAGCGCAAGCCGAACTCGTTTGCGGGGGTGGGGGTGGCGGGTGCGCTAATTTCGGGACTCCAAGCGGAGTTATTACGGAGCCTCCAAGTGCAGGAACCACAAACATAGTCGTTAATGGCCCCGATTTTGATTGGACCATAAATATCCCGGGAGGATCGACCGGAGGACAAGCCCTCGTAACCCACCCGGTTCATACGTCCGTAGATTGCAATTGTTTGCTCAAACTCAACGTTAGCACTTACCCGTCTGAAGCGAGCTCAATCTTTATAGTCTTGAAAAATGACGGGGCCGTTATCGGCGTTGTTAGCGCCCCGAATTTTCCTTTCGATCCTGTTGAGACATTTCCTTTTACTATCCCCGCCGGAACTACTAATTTGACTTTGGAACTAAACGAAAGCTCCGGTTTTGCGCCGGTAAATGAGACTTGGCACGGTAATCTTTCGTTTGCGTAAAACTAAGCGTGGATGGTGACTACTAATATATGGCCCTAAAAGCTACTAATCTATATCTGCAAATGGCGCAACTCCCGGCCACGTTCAAGGGGAGCCCGCAAGCCTTCGCGGACGCCATGGTTGCGCGGATGAAAATTCTGTCGCCGAACGGAACGAACTTTATTTTCATCGGAGATGTTGAGCCGATTTCCAATGTCGGGCCTTGGTTGCGCGGTGGCACTCAGTGGTGGGTTTGGTCGGACACAATTAAACGTTACGTTCCCCTCGATATTTCGGCGTCCGAGACGAAATGGTATTGGATCGGAAATTCCACCCCGGCAAGCACTCCCCCGCAAGTCTGGCTCAAGACTACGAAGGACGCCACGGACCAGGACCCGAGTCATGGTTCCCCGATTGGCTGGTATGTGTTCGACGGAACGAACTGGGTTGCGTTCAATAGCATCGTTTTTTCCGGCCCGACTGCGAGCCGTCCAGTGACTCCTGCGGAATACCAACAGTTTTACGATACTGACATCGCCGTGCTCCTCTGGTGGGAACGCGGCAGTTGGCGCACCGTTTCCGGAGTGCCCGGAGACATCAAACAGGTTGTTTTCGAAGTGCTGACCGATGCGCTACGTTTCAATCCCGGGTGGGACGTTTTCGGCGCGGGCAACCAAGCTTTTCGCGGTCGGTTAACGTCAATGGCAACGAAGGACTCGGGGGTTGCGCCGGAGACCGATTTGTCCGTCGGCGCGAATATCACCCCGAGGGCCGCGCTCGAGACCTTCGGTGAAACCAACGGGCTGCAAACGAACGGCGCGTCTACCTTGAAATATCCGGGGACCATTGCTCTCTGGACCTTGGTAAAATTGTAGCCGAAATTCGGTCAAAGATGTGACTGTTAGTAATGAGAAACCTGCGGTGATCCTGCGGTTGAGACCGGAAGAGATATGTCACGTTCTAACATACGTTTGGGAAAATTACGAAGGCAAGCAGGGCAAGTCGTATTTGCCGGAGCCGTTGAACGTTTCGTTTCTCGCATCGAGTTGGAAACAATTGATGGAATCCGGTTCCGCAGTCGCCTTTGCAAACTTTTTTCAAGCAAGGCCGACAGGGCTGTTGCTCGGGCTGGTGTCTCCGGACTTGCACACGGGGAAGATGCAGGGGATCGAGTATTTTTGGGCGGGCCGGAGTTGCCTTCTACTGCTGGATGCGTTTGCGGAAGAATGCCGGGCACGGAATTGCCACCGAATTATAGTAGGATTATCGAAGGCCATTGGACCCCGTGCTCCTGCGTTGCGGAGATTGTATAAGATGCGAGGATTTGTTCCCGAGACAGAATCATTTTCAAAGTTGATATAATATGGGAGAACTCATCGGTGCTGCCGGGTCGATTGCCGCCGCAAGTATGCAGGCTCAAGCGGTGCGTGACGCCACGCAAATGCAGATTGACGCCCTGAACCGGCAGCGGCAGTTCACTTACCAAAATCTCGACCCGAGTGTAGTCAATGCACAAGCGACACAAGCGGATATTCTTCGGGCTCAAAATCAACGGGCGTTGCAGGCTCAAATCGATCCTGCGCTTGCCGCCGCTCGTGGGTCGTCGGAAACGGCGATTGCCGATTCTCTCAGCAAAATCGGCCAAGAATCCGGACAGGTTTCTGCACAGGCTACTAAAGAGGCTCTCGCCGGAACCCCCGGCATGGAAGCCGGTAAAGCACAACTCGTTGATCAGGCGTTGCAAGAACTGAGTCTCGGGGCAACGCTGCCGCCGGATGTGCAAGCAGAACTCGTAAAGGCCGGACTTGAAAAATCCGGCATGGTAACGGGGGGTGCTTCCGGTCAGGGTTCCGGCGGTCAGATACTCCGGACGATTCTCGGCACCGCAGGTCTGCAACTTCGGGCGCAACGGCAGCAACAGGCGAGCAATCTACTGACGACTGCTCAAAATCTCGAAGCGA